AGTATCACGCATCACTACGGGTACACCTTCACCAAATATACAAGTCTCGTCTTTGTTGTAGTAGTACCAGTAGTAAGGGATACCAATAGACTGCACTTCAGCTATCTCGAATTTGATTACCTTGTCGCGCAACATCCATACGTTAGCGAGTAGTTCAAGCCCATCTAGTTCCGGTGGAAGGTCGTACCCAGAGTCGCGTATATCCTCTGCGTCAATGGAACCCCAGAACTCAATGACCTCATATCGCTTCTTACGCTCAGACATATAGTCAATACGTTCATTAGGATTAGTGCGCTCAGAGTCGAGAGTCCTAAGCTCCTGCTCGTAGGTTTTGTAGATAGCAGTACCGTTCTTATTAGTCTTTATATGCTCCATAATGGCTACACTATCGAAGTCCTCACGGTTGCTAAGCTCAACAAGCTCACTGCGGGGCATCACGTGCCGCTGGAACACGAAGCGTAGATCGTCAGGTTCAGTAGCCGACATATCGGGGTAGGTATCCCATACAGAGGTAGCTTCGATGTAGGGTAGCATCTTCTGTTCAGTCTTCATTACCCAATTACCATCTTCGCCCATTACCCACGACTTAGCGTCCTTATAGTCTACTAGTGGTCCCTTCATCACACCAGTTCCGTAGAGGTTCCCTGAGTGGACCACTTTTCGCATTACGTCACGATAACGCGCTTCTGTGAGCTGGTCCTTAATGCGCTTACTCATCAACGCTGACCTACCCTTGGCATCCTCCATTACAATCATAGCTATGTCTTCGGGAGTAGGTGGACGTTGGTTCTTCTCAGCCCAGGCTGTAGCCTTCGCGTTCACTATCTCAAATGGTAGCTCAGGCTCAGGTGATGGCTTGATAGTCCAGTTCATCTCTTCGGACGTAGGGAAGTTAAGGTCCATGATCCTAGCATCAACAGCTTGAATCTTAGTGCGAGTAAGCCCAATGAATGCGTTAGCCTTACCTTTGGTCATGTTGGCCCTAACGTGAGAGGGGTAGATGCCCTTGTACTGGCGAAGATCGTCTAGCCACCTGAGTTCCATACCGCTCCGCTCAGCCTCAGTGACGATCCAGAGCGAGTGGAGGTGCCCACCTAAGTTGAAGCCGTCCAGTGACTCGTCAGTGGGCAATGCCGGGGTGTCTGGGGTTTCCTCCGTGCCAGTGATTCCATTTGGGTCTACGCCCTGTTGCGCCCATAGATCGCCTGGGGGCTGGGGTGTTAAATCTTTAACACTGGGGTCGATTGGGGCTGTGAGTGAAGTGGAAAGTGTGCCGCCGTTGGGTGGCAGGGGAGCCGCTGAAAACGTGCCAGTGCGCTTACGTTGCATCATTTAGCACACACCTTCGTAACGATAACCTTCCATTATAACATTACACATAGCATTACATTTCATATCTATCATTACCTTTATGTTAGTTAGTATCCTGCACATGAGTCGGCTGGCGTGTATGTACCGCGTCCCTCTGAGCTTGTACCTTTACGCAACTTAGCCTTATCAACGCGCTTCTTCTTTTCCTCAAACGCTAGTGCCAAGTACTGTAGTGCATCGTGTGGATGTGAGTACTCGTTTTTGTCAGGTGTATCTTTGAACTTGCCGCTATTAGTCTGAATGCGTTTATACTGGTATCCACCAAGGAACCCCTTGCGTAGTGACCTACACTTCGTACTAAGGGAAAACGCTGGCTTTCCATCCACCAACTTATTAAGGAACCCAGCTACGGCTTCACGCCTTGCAGTAGGATCGTTAGTCCATGCTGGGTCTGTAGGGATACCAGCTTCAGCTAGCTCCTGTAGGCATGTAGCTTCGTTATTCTGTCCACGCTGAACACCAGCCGGATCACCCACTGACATTAGATCGAAGTCCTTATAGTGACTTGACAAATGTGGTATGACAACCTCATTTGCAAATTGACGGATACCCATACCTTCACTTGTAAGTTCATCGATAACTAGTAACCTACCACGTGACGTAAGCTGTCCAATGATACAGCAGGGCGTTAGGCCAAAGTCCCAGCCTAACATAAGTGGCTGTCCCTTGATAGGAGTAATAGGCACTTCGGCTGCACAGTGTATTGAATCTGTATACTCAGGGTAAACTGGTTTGCCATCAATGACACACCCATAGTCACCCATGATGTACACTTTGATCCATTCAGCTTGTTTACCGGGTATCTGCCTAGTGTAGTATTCATAACCAAGGCTGTGATTGCGTATGTTCTCAGCCGAGGGGTTGGGGTAGTACTTGCCATCTTTCAACAACAATGCCGCTGGTTGTCTAAAGAACTTATACCCTACCGGACGTTCTTCCTCAGCTAGCCTATAGTACCAATGATCTTCGTCCATGGGGTTGGTATCCATTATTACGCCAGACCACGGCACTACACCTTTGGGCATAGACTTCATTCCAGGGTAACGACCTACGCGACCTGTGAGCATATCGAGTACTGACTTATCAAGTTCCTTGGCTTCGTTCATCCATCCAGCAGATAGTTCTAGGGACAGCAGCTTTTTTACGTCAGCAGGTCTATCTAATGCGAGGAAGATAACCTCTAAATCTAACCCAGTACCATCGCCAATATCTGCTAACTTCAATGTGCCAGTAATGGGTATATCCCATCTGATCGGGCATACGTTCTCCGGTAGCCAGTCTTGCCACGACTTGATGAGGGTTGACTTTAGCTCAGGATATGTGTTACGTATACAAGCCCACCTTGAACGCCTAACTCCATCTATACATGCTGGCTGTGACAGTGCCTTGGATATAATTTCCATAATACACGCTACAGACTTGCCGCTACCAATCGGCCCCATGATCCCACGTACAAAATCCTTGCGCCTATGAAACTGTTGGGCGGTAGGCTCTGCTATATAGTTGATCTGCATTACATCACACTAACACTAGAGCGTACCAGCATCATCATAGCTGACCTCTAGTGTCTCAGTGTCCAAATATATCCTACCAATCCTATCTTCCCACCACTCAGCCTGGGGACCGTTATACTTCTCAGGATTGAAGTTACGCTCCTTCTTACGCTTACCTACCCAAGCAATCCTTCGCGCTGATTCTTCATCCTTATATGTCTTACCCATGTGCTATAATTCTCCTAGCAGTTGTAGATACTAAAAAAGGGTAGAGGTGTTAGCGCACCCTCTACCCTATACTATCGAAGTGGAGTGACGCGAGGTGCGCCTTGTGCTCTACTTAATGACGCCTGTTTGCTTCGCCTTACCGAAAAGCAGCGCGAAGAACTCGATAACCTTATAGAGCTTACCCCAAATACTGGTGGGGGAGGGGGTACGTGTACCAGCCGTGATGATAGAAGCCCCAGTTACAACCGCAGTTGCAATGTTAATTACTTCGGGAGTGACCTCAATGATCGCACTGAGAACCTGTTCAATAGCCATGATGATTTACCTCATACTGTTAAAGTGTTAGCATATTTGAAAGCGGACTTGTGGTTAATCGACAAGGGAGTAGTCACACTAGCTTACCTTAGTTGCGCGTCTTAGACGGCAAAGCCTACGGGCATAGATGGTGCTATACGCGCCCGAAGCCACCACTACGCGCTTTGGTGTGTAAAATATAAAATTAGACATAGGGTACTGGCACCCATGCTGGAATGCGATATGTGTAAACCGAAGTGTGTAATGATAGTACGAGATAGTGTGTGTAGCTGTGTGTTATGTGTTAAAGTACCCTGTGTGCGTAGCTGTGTGTGTGCGAAGTGTGATGGTAGATGTTATGGTGTGTGTAGCTGTAAGCTGTGTGTGCTATACGAAGTGTGATGCGTGGTAATGGTGAGTGTCGATGTTATGGTGTGTGTAGCCTACTAAACGGTCTAGTGTTAAAAATGTATGTGGTATGCACGAAGTGTGATGACGTACACGCTGGCACTATTATTTGAAGTGTTATTGTTTATGTGAAGGTTAGGTTACTATAATGTGTGAGCTATGGATGTCATACCGCGTACACCTGGGGGGGAGGGTGGTCCCGTGCCGGGGGGTGTCTACTACGTAGGGGGCGACCATTACAATTAGATGCAAAGTGGCTTTACCTTGTGCCAATTGATTGCATATCAACTGCCTACCATCCACAATAGTCAATCATTGCAGTACGTTACTTGCCAAGGTTTAGGTTGAAGGTAATAGGTGCGCCGTTCTGGTCCTCTATCACTACCGACTTTTTCTTTGCATAACAGTAGTTTAGCGCATCCTTGAGCATATCGGCCTTGATACGGTCGCTGGTATCGGGATTAGTCAATAAATCCGATAACATATCGACAAGGTTGATTCCCTTGGCTTCTAGTTTAGCCTGTAAATTCAAGTGTTTAGGCTTAGGTCCGGGCTTCTTAGCGTTTGAAGTGTTCATACTTTCCCCTATTGTCTACAACCTACCATCTTATAATCATTACACAAATCCACCTACACTACCTCATTCTTGCACATACACTAGACCTTCAACCTTATTTCACCTTGTCACATATCGCTTTGATATCAACACTTTATAGACTACTGAATAAAACACTTGACTTCTAGCGCACCTTTTGAGACTCTGAATTTGTCGGTGGTTGTTCTTTCTCACTTCGGGTTTAGTTGGTTGGTGCTTAACATTGAACACTAGCTCAACAAAGTACTTGACAAAAAGTACACAATTCGAATAGAAAGAACTCAACGAAACGAAGTTCTTTGAAATACCAAATAGCCCATTAAAAGTGACTTGACAAAGTAGCCCACAAAACTACTTGACAAAGACTAAACACTAGGGCATAAGGGATTCAACGAAAGGATGAAAGTTCTTTGACAAATGAATAGTAGACGAACACTGGCAGTAGCAGGAAAACTCCCGCACGTAGTAGCATGTAAAAGCGCACGCGTACTGCCTAAGGCAGGCTGGATTAAGCTTAGTCAACGAGCATACCCATGACCCGACCGAAAAAGACACTCTCTCCAAATAGTTACAAGTGACAATACCTAGTCTATGCGTGAGCCATAGTAATATATCTCACGCATAGGCAATGGTACTGTTCAACATTAAACAAAATGGAGAGTTTACAATGAACACACAGAACGGAAACGCACTGGTAATGGCAATTGCTAACGACACACTGGTCAACATTGCTGTCAATGAGGTTATCCTGATCGATGGTTTGAACAAGCGCGTCGATATGGGCGAACTGAAGGAACTGGCCGAGAGCATTAAAGCTAAGTCTTAATCCCCTCAAATCGGGTCATGCATTCAGAGCAACCACACAGGAGACAGCACCATGACCATGATCACGTCTTAATCCCCTGAAATCGGGTCATGGATTCAGA